CAATAATTAATTTAAACGGATTTACAAAATAGTTTGTTTATAATTTGTTTATAATAAAAAAAGTTTTGTATATTGCGGTGTGAAAACACAACTACAAGACTTAAAAAAAGAACTTCGGCAAATAGAAGCCACGCTACACCACCTTAATAAAGAGGGCGGACTTACTGAACGTATGAAGAAACGTTTAGAAGATAGAGAACTATATATAAGAAGTATAATTTATAACATACAATAACAATGAAAACACAAGACAAAATTAAAAAATGGTTTGATTATATTTGTCCAGATAGGGATAGGTTAATTACTAATGAAGATGATGTAACAGCTAAAATATTAGATGCTGAAGATGATGTTTTAAATTGTACATTTCATTATGATATGGCAGTTAAAATAGACACAAAAGATTTATCTCATATTTATTTAGATATGCGTAATTTACAAACACTACAAGACTTGATTTGTGATGCTGAAGAATATTTTGAGAAATATTATGAAAATATAGATTGGGATGATTATAACGATAAAATACAATAACAATGAAAAAGACAAAGACTGGATTACATATCCAAACACGCAAAAACAGAATTGAGGTATTAACTGAAAAAGAGTTAGAATTAAAAGAACTTAAAAAAGCAGAACAACGCCAGCTGGTAGTAATGGCATCTATTTTATTACTTGCATTTCTTACGTTTTGTTTTGGGTTTATGATTGGATATGGTAGCTAATGAACTTACTACAAAAACAAGCATATAACCTTTGGTTTAATTTTTTAGCCGATAAGATAATGGAGTGGAAAGATGCCAAGCCATTAAACAAAGACTTACGCAACTGCATTAAAGCTATGAACGAAATAGGTACATTTGTAAATGGTCTGCGTACAGAGGTTGAGGTACTACATAAAAGAGTACAGCTAATTAGACAACAGAAGAACGAACTGATACAAAAACAACAAGAAGAAATAACACAATTAAAAGACGACTTAAACAAATATCAAATGCACTATATAGACGAACCAGATGCAGTAAGCAATTGTAGAACTTGCGACACAGAAACAAACGGACAGACATACTGCTCGGAAGATTGTAAAAACTATGACCTTGAATAATATGGATAAGATAAAACTATTAGATGGTAAATACTACGACAGAGCAGAACTGCTTAAACGTATGGAAGATGACACCTTTTACTATGGGGAACTAAATACCCTTGCTTTAAGTAGTAGTAGCCTTAAACAGCTTCTATCAAGCCCAAAGACATATAACTTTAGTTTGAAGTATGGTAGTGGCGAGAGCCAAGCCCTACGAGATGGTTGGCTATTCCACACCGCTATATTAGAGCCAGAGGTATTTGCAGCACAAACCTTTATAGATGTGCAAAGCAAGAACACAAAAAAGTTTAAAGAAGCTAAAGCAGAAAATCCACGAGTGTTTACAATGAAAGAACGTAACGATGCTGATAGGCTTGTAGATGCGTTCTACAGAAACGAACACGCAAAGGAACTAATAACCAAAGCAGAGTTTGAGATACCAGCTATTGACAACGTATTAGATATGCCATTTAGGGGGAAGGCAGATGTATTAGCTACTAATAGAATAGTAGACCTTAAAACAACTACAAACATAAAAGACTTTAGTTGGAGCGCTAATAAATACGGATACGATGTACAATGCTACCTCTACTGTAATTTATTCAACAAAGAGTACAAAGACTTTCATTTTTTAGTATTGGACAAAGGTAGTTTAGATATTGGTATATTTAATTGCTCTGAAGAATTTTATTACAGAGGCGAGGAAAAAGTAGAAAAAGCAATACACCTATATAATCAATTCTTTATAGAGGGTGCAGATTTAGATAACTATTGTTTAACTGGAGAATTATAAAAAATGAAATTAGATTTAAAGATTGAGTATTTAGGAAAGAAAGAAAGAAAAGGAGATACAGAAAAGGATATGTACCGCCTATCGTTTAAGACGTACAACGCAGAAATAAATGGTAAGTTTGAACGTAGTGAGATACGACACCTTATACAACAATTAGATAACGCTATAATATGAGAGCAACATACTTACACTACGAAAACGGAAAGGGCTACGATGTGATAGACTTTATAAAAGACTACAACCTCAACTTTAACAGAGGCAATATAATTAAGTACGTTTGTAGAGCTGGTAAAAAAGACAACGAACTAAAAGACCTTGAGAAAGCAGCAGACTACCTAAAGCGAGAGATAGAATACATAAGAAACGAACAAGAGAAATGGATAGAAAAGAACAAATAGAACAAGAAGAACTTGAAAGATTAGAAAGCAACGCTGGGGTTTACGATGATGATTTTGTAGATGAATATGCATATATAGACCAAGAAGAAGCTGAAGAAGATAGAAAAGAAATACTTACCCCCAAACACCTTAACTACTTAAAGTGTGTACTAATAAGTCAACTACTATTGGAGGCTAATGATGACCTAAAAGGCAGCAAAGCGTTTAAACAAAACGTAAAGTATCAAGTAGGTAAGACAAACCAAATATTAGAACAAGTGTACCAAGAGGGATTTAACACAGTATACCACAACAACCCAGAGATGTGCATAAACGTACTAAACAAAATAGATGGACTGATACACAAAATAAAAACAGCCACCATAGACGAACTTGTAATGATAGATGCATTAGTAGACCAATACTTTAACAACAAAGAAGAAATAAACGAAACCCAAACAACAGAATTTACTAAAATAGACTAATGAGCAAACCAATGAAAATACTAAACTTATACGCTTGTTTAGGTGGCAATAGATACAAGTGGGATGAGGTTACAGACGTTGAGGTTACAGCAGTAGAATGGGATGAGGAACTTGCAAGACTTTATCAAGAACGTTTTCCTAATGATACAGTAATAGTTGCAGATGCACACCAGTATTTATTAGACCATTACAAAGAGTTTGATTTTATATGGAGCAGCCCACCTTGTCCTACACATAGTAGGTTTAATTTATCTATGAAAACCAAACGTAAGATGAAGTACCCAGATATGAAACTATATCAAGAAATAATATTTTTAGATAACTATTATGAGGGTAAATATGTAGTAGAAAATGTGATACCATTTTACGAGCCATTAATAACTGCACAAAAAAGACACCGACACTTATATTGGACTAATTTTTCTTTACCAAATGTATTAAGCAGTAGGTATAACCCAGATTTAAGTAGAACTAAAAACCTAATAGATGCTCTATCTAAATTTCACGATTACGATTTTAGACAATATAAAGGGGAACAAAGAATGAATAAAATAGCAAGAAACCTTGTAGACTATGAAGCTGGTAAGACAATATTAGAAACTGCAATAGGAATTATTAAAAAACAAAACGTAAAACAAACACAATTATTTTAGATATGAAACTAAAAACAGTAAGAGATACAATTAAACAAACAACAAACATAGACATCTTTAAACAAACAAGGCGCAGAGATGTAATAGAAATGCGTAGCGTAGCAAACTACTACCTATATAAGATTAGCAAGATGCGACTTATGGAAATAGTAAGAGAATACGAAAAGAACAACTACAAAACAACACACGCTTCAATTATACATAGCTTAAACACATACGACCAACATAAAAGGTATAACACAGAATTAGAACTAATGTACAAAGTCCTAATAGGCGACAATAGATTATACGTTATGGAACAAATACCAAAGGCTACTGAAAAGCAAATAGAACAGATAGAAGAAATACTGCTATGAAAATAACAAACGAAGACAATATGGAACTAATGGCAAGGTATGAGGATAACTACTTTGACTTGGCTATTGTAGACCCTCCTTATGGGATTGGTGCAAATAAAGAAAAGGAACATAACGGTTGGAAAAGTTATGGGGTAAAAGAATGGGATAATGAAATACCTAAAAAGGAATATTTTGATGAATTAAAAAGAGTTTCTAAAAATCAAATAGTTTGGGGTGGTAATTATATGACTGAATTTTTACCTCCAAAAATGTGTTGGTTATTATGGGATAAAGGACAAAGAGATTTTAGTTTAGCGGATGGAGAGTTGGCTTGGACTTCTTTTGATAAAGCTATGCGTATTTTTACAATGCCAAGAGCAGCGTCAATGCAAGATGCTAAAAACAGCGGAGGTAAAATACACGCAACTCAAAAACCAGTAAAACTTTATGAGTGGATATTAATGAATTACGCTAAAGAGGGGGATAAGATTTTAGATACTCATTTAGGTAGTGGCTCAATAGCAATAGCTTGTCATAATTTAGGATATGATTTAACAGCTTGTGAATTAGACAAAGACTATTACAATGCAGCAATAAAAAGAATAGAGCAACACAAAGCACAACAAAGGTTATTCTAATATGAAACTATATAAAGGAGATTGCTTAATTGAAAGCGATAAAATAGAAAGTGGAAGTGTTGATTTAATATTGACAGATTTGCCTTATGGAACTACTGCTTGTAGCTGGGACGAAATAATACCATTTAAGCCAATGTGGAAAATGTTTTACAGATTATTAAGACCAAACGGCTTTATTGTTTTGACCGCATCCCAACCATTTACAACTAAATTAATAGCAAGTAATATTGATAATTTTAGCCACCAATGGATATGGCAGAAAGAGCAAGGAAGTAACCCACTTTTAGCAAATAAAATGCCGATGAAAAACTTTGAAGATGTACTTGTTTTTAGTAATGAAGCGAAAAAACACGACACTAAAGGTGAGCACCCACAAAGATTATATTTTAAGAAAGTCCTTGATTTTATTGGATTAAAAAAGAAAGAAATAATAAATAATATAGGGCAATGTGCAGACCATTGCTTCAGGGTTGATAGTACTCAATACGGACTATGTACGAATAATACTTACAATAAATTAATAAAAGTGTATGGTATTGATAAAATGCAAGGATTTACAGAGTGGGAAGTTTTAAACATAGAGAATAAAGATTTTAGAGCAGAATTGATAAGAAAGTTTGACGAAAAAAATCCAAGAGTTTATAACCCACAAATGACAGAAGGTAAAGAGTATGTAAGTGGCGGCGGATATGTAAAACATTTAGACCAATTTGTAAAAGGTGGTAATGTAAGCAATAAGAGATACCCAACAAGTATAGTTCAATTTGCAACTGAAAAAAGTAAAAGTGTACACCCAACACAAAAACCTACTGCATTACTTGAATATTTAATAAAAACCTACACAAACGAAGGTATGACTATATTTGATGCAACTATGGGCTCTGGAAGTACAGGAGTAGCTTGTGTAAACACCAAAAGAAACTTTATAGGTATTGAGTTAGACGATAAATATTTCGAGATAGCAAAGCAGAGAATAAAGGAAGCTGAATACAAGTTATTCTAAAAAAAAGTAATTGTGTTTATATATTAGTAAGTTCAGTTATCTAATTAAAAACTGATTATGGATAAAAGAAAATTTAATAAAGGTACTAAAGGCAATAAAGGGGGTAGACCTAGTAAAGCTGCAGAACACAAACTAATAGAAAGGCTAGATGCTATAATAGACAAAGACGAAGCATTGGGTAAGTTAGGAGAGTTAGTAACAAAAGGCGATATGAGGGCTTTACAACTGTATTTAGGGTATAGGTATGGTAAACCTAAAGATAGCGTAGACATTAACTCTTCAGAGGGCTTAAACATTAATTTTAGAGATTTATTAAAATTCGTTGATTGAGGTAAAGAAAAAATATATGCCTATTGTAGAAAGCGACAGTAGGTACTACATTGTAAGTGGTGGGCGTGGTTCTGGAAAGTCATTTTCAGTAAACGCCCTTTTGGTTATGCTTACCTATGAAGCTGGGCATACAATACTATTTACACGTTATACATTAACATCTGCATATATATCTATCATACCAGAGTTTATAGACAAGCTTGAACAGTTTGGCTCAATAGAACACTTCCACATAACTAAAGACGAGATACTAAACAAAAAGACTGGTAGCAAAATAATATTCAGAGGTATAAAGACATCAAGTGGCGACCAAACAGCAAACCTTAAATCGCTACAAGGTATTACTACTTGGGTAGTAGATGAAGCAGAAGAACTAACAGACGAACAAAAGTTTGACACCATAGATTTATCCGTAAGAGAAAAAGGCTTACAGAATAGAGTTATACTAATACTTAACCCAACAACTAAAGAGCATTTTATATACAAGCGTTTCTTTGAGGATAGAGGCGTACAAGAGGGAAGCAATACAACCAAAGACAACACAACCTACATACACACCACATACATAGACAACATAGACAACCTATCTAAAAGCTATATAGAACAAATAGCACAGATGCGTGAACGTAGACCAGAGAAATATAAACAACAAATGTTAGGTGCGTGGTTAAACAAAGCAGAGGGCGTTATATTTAGTAACTGGACAATAGGAGAGTTTAAAAGGTATGGCGTAAGCGTGTGGGGACAAGATTACGGATTTGCAGCAGACCCAAGTACACTTGTTGAGGTAAACATAAACACAAGCACTAAAACAATATATTTAAAGGAGTGCTTCTACTTGCAAAGGCTTACCACATCACAGATTGCAGAACTAAACCTTAAGCACGCTAATAGTGGTTTGATTGTAGGTGATAGCGCAGAGCCTCGCTTAATACACGAAATAAGAGCCAAAGGGTGTAACGTTAAGCCATCAATTAAAGGGCAAGGTAGTGTAACGTATGGTATAAGCCTATTACAAGATTATGACCTTGTTGTAAGTCCAGAAAGCACAAACCTCATCAAAGAGTTAAACAACTATCGTTGGCTTGAACGTAAGAGCAACACGCCAGTAGATGCTTATTGTCATCTTATTGATGCTATTAGGTATGCTGTAGGCTATCAACTACAAAACCCAAACAGAGGTAAATACGCAGTACATTAACCACTAAAATAATTTGAAAACGTTTATATATTAGTATGAAAGTTAATTTAACTATACCAACAACACTCAACGAGATAACTTTAGGACAGTACCAAGAGTATGCAAAACTGTCTAATTTAAACGAAACAGACTTACAGCTAAAGACTATTGAGATATTCTGCAACGTGCCAGAGTTAGTGGTTAGAAATATGAAAGCCACAGACATAGTAGAGATATGCAGTATTATAAATGGTATGTTTGACACAAAGCACAATTTAATAAGTATGTTTAAAATGAATGGTGTTGAGTATGGGTTTATTCCAAGCCTTGAGGATATGTCCTTTGGCGAGTATGTAGACCTTGATACTTTCATTGGGGATAACGATAACCTACATAGAGCAGTAAACGTATTATACAGACCCATAGAACACAGAAGCGGAAGCAGATACACCATAAAAGAGTACGAGCCTAACAATAGCGAACTGGCAAAAGATATGCCTTTAGATGCTGTGCTTGGTGCGGTGGTTTTTTTTTACAATTTAGGCAAGGACTTATCGATAGCTATGCTGAACTCTTTGGACAAGAAGAACGAGGAGATTTTAGCGCAGTATCTAACTTCACAGCCAAATGGGGG